CTGCGTCGCTCATTATTTGGTCGAACAAGTATTGCGCCTTGACAGCAGGTGTTAAATGACCAACGTACAAAGGTTTGTATGTGTCAAACGTAGTGTCAGAAGGTGAATAAACAGGTTGTCCTTCCGTATTGTAACTTGTTAAATTCCACTTATCGCACAACGTTAATATCGTGTGTTCGTTAGGTGGTGTTTCAACATTTTCGTGAAGTAAATCGTAATCCAAATCACCCGCGACAATCGATTCAATATCTTTGAGTTTCTTTTCATTTAGTAAACGTGCAAGGTTTGGAACTTCACCAAAAAACACAACTTCAAATTCAAACAACTTACCGCTCTGCCAGTACAACTTTTTAACTTGGATATGACCACTTGCGATTGGAATAGTGTTAACAGTCAACACCGCTTCAACCTTCTTGCGAAAGTCAAACCACCCGTCAAAGTTTACGTTGAAGATAGCACCGAAGAAATCGACGTTAGTCTTACTTGCAGGAACACGAAACTCCTGCGAGTAATTGCCCACAGAAGCGAAGTCGGTGATGTCGGTGAACTTATAATTCAAGTGCATCTTCTCATTCTCGTAAAGGTCGAGAATCGCGCTGTTTCCGTCGTTGTCAGTAAGCGTTAAAATTACTTGATTCATCATAAGCCAACAGGTTGAGAGTATTTAAGATTCAAAGTAACGTTGTAAAGTTTAGAATATCTTTCGTCCTTGATAACAAAGTTTTGAGTGTCGACAAGAACAGGTGTCATTGTTGCGTCGTCATTGATTATGAACACGTCGTTTGAACGACACAAAGTCTGTAACAATTCGAACTCTCCAACGCTAATCCAGTCGCTGTTTATTTGTAGTCCTTTTGTTGTTGTAACGTATCTGTCAGTTACACCTCTGTTGTATGTGTTGAAACCGAAGGTCGAAGCGTTGTATGTTCCAACTACTTTTTGGTATTGCTTACGATCGTAGTTAAACGACAACTCCGACTTCTTCGTGAAGTTAAAGTAATCAGTCCCACCGCAAGTATTTGACCAACCCAAGCGCACATTATCAAAACGACAATCATCAGCGACAAGGTAGAAACAATACACGCGCGAACGAGCTTCGTAAATAGGAAAGGCATCTTCTTTTCCAAATTGAATAGTGTAGTATTTAGCACCTGTTAAATCTAACCCACCCCACAAATTTACGTTAGCGTAAAACGCACCAACCACATTAACGATTGAAGCGTTGCTTTCCAACGTCAAAAACTGCGTGTCAATCAAATCGTCGCTGTCGTCGTACGAAGAAAAGACCACTATGTCGAAATCGTTATCTGCAAGTAATGCCGTTTCAGAAGGTGCGTATAAAACACCATAGTCAGCTACGCGCGTTGGAACATACACCCAATCGTTCGAAAGACCGCGTGAAGGTGCTTCAATCCATTTGTGCGTGTCAACATTTCTTTCGCTCATTGCGTACTTCGTGATGCCGTCTAACGCATAGCGCGTATTCGGATTCGGTTTGTATCCGTCAGCAACTTGATATTCAGCAAGGAACGCGTACACATCGTCAATGTCAGCCATACCGCTACCACTTACCGTGAACACTCCGTCGACCAACCACCCTTCTTTAATCGTGCAAGAAATAAACGCGACGCTGGTGTTCTCCGTGTCCGCTGACGTTGTCAAAAGCGAAGGATTGTGTTGCAGTTGTTCACGAAAGATAGGTGCAAGGTCTAACATTCCTTTGTTTGCTGCGTTAGGTTGAACATTGACTTGGTACGAACCGAAGTCGAACACAAAGCGAAACCCTGCGTTGCTCACGTTGTCGCTCGACGCAACGAGCATAAGTCGTTGTCCAATGGGTGTGTATTCGTATGGTTGATCGTCTATTGTAATTGCCATTATTGTATCTCGTTAAATTGATTTTCTATTGTTGCGGTGAAGTCTTTCTGATATGCTGCGACCACCTTCGATTCGTATTCGTCCCAAATGTTTTCCATTGCGTAGTCAAACGCTTTCCACCCCTTGATTCCGTCGCGTCCTATCTTTCGAGCAATTAAGAAAGCCACTTGTCTTTTAAGTGCTTCCGTTGGCTTCTTGAATTTACCGCTTTCCTTGTCGCGTAACTTGATAGGTTTAATTCTTATCCAGTCTAAAATTGCGCTAACAGGTGGCGGTGTTGCTCCTGCTCTGCGTCCGTTCTCACGCGCTAAAAAATACTGCGACGCTTTACCCTTTGCATAGACTGAAACGTTGATGTTGTTGCCTTTGATTTGTAACCTGTACTTCAAAGACTTTTCGAGCGTACCACTTGCAACCGCGTTCGTAAAGTTGCGTCCGACTTTTCGTTTCATACGATAGTCAGACTGCATCAATTCGACAAAGCGTTTAGCCATATCGTTGACCACAGCGAAGAAGTTGGGTGCGCTCTGTTCGTTAGGCATCTTGTTTCTCTTGTTCCTCTTTTATTTTGTTGAAAAACTGAATCAATGGTAAGCCAAACTTTGTAGGCATCTCTTGAATAAAAGCGTCTAACTGCTTCAAATGTTCCTCTGTTAAGTTCATAATTAGAATGTTATGATTGTTACTCCTATTGCCTTTGCTACGCACTCAGCAACCCACTCGTTGTCTATTCCCCACGCTTCGAACTCAGCAGTAGTTAAAGTGTAGTTACCATTGCTTAGAACTTTGCCGTCGTCTGTTTTGATTTCGTAGTAAGTAGTGCAAGTTGTTGCGCTTGTTTCGAATCCTAAAATGAGCACTGTCATTTCTGTAGCTGTTCCTGCATTAAGAGGAAAGACTATTGGTTGTATTTTAGCCATTGTTTTATTTGTTTGTTAATTTTATAATGATGTTATTGTTTCCCACGCTGAAGCCGTTCTCACGCAAAGTTTACCCAAAGTAGTATCGTAAACAACCAACCCTGCCGCAGGTGAAGCAATAGCGTTCTTTTGCGTTGTGGTCATGCGCGGTGGAAGGAAGCCTTGAGTTGTAGATTCAATAGTTAACTTTGAAGATGCGACATCTGTAGTTGTATTAATCAAAACATTACCATTAGTCCTAATTTGCATCCAAGTAGTCCAAGATGCATTATATCCACCAAATACCATTGGTAATTGTGTGCCTGTTCCATTCTTACTTGAACTAAATATAACAGCTCCTGTAGTTCCAAAATAAGTGCCACTTGTAGCAACACCAAAAGCAGCGTAGGCAGCGTTATTATTATCAGGCCCATCAAAATAAAAACTACCACTCAACTTGCCTGCTGTTCCTCCAAATAGTCGCAATAAACCGCTGTTTTGACCTTGCTCCCCAATATCTGCTAAAACTACCGCAGAAGTATTTCTGTATGTAAGTCCTGTTGAACTTGTTGTAACCGTCAAAGCCCCACTCACCCTCGCCGTCCCATTCACATCGAGCTTGTACCCTGCGTCTGTTGTTGTGCCGATTAACAAGTTACCATTAGTTGCAGAAAATCTTGCAACAGGAGTAGAGCCTTGATTCAATGAAAATATAAGAGGTGAAGTCGCAAGATATGTAGATACTTCTGTTGATCCTGTTAGCCCAAAGAAAATACCTCGTGTACCTACTAAAAAGTTAAGACCTGTGACCCCTTGTATATTTGCACTACCTGCTAAAGACAATTGATAAGCAGGCGTAGCCGTACCAATACCCAACCTTGAATTAGTATTGTCCCAAAAGAAGTTAGCTGATTCCTGCAATACATTACCGGTCCCTTCGAACAACACACGTCCAACCGTTCCGCTTGTGATAGGTGTTGTGCCTACCGTTAAGCCTGTCGCTATAGTGAAAGTTCTGTTCGCGCTTAAATCTTGCGTTGTGCCGTTGATTGTGAGCGTTCGCGTTTCGGGTACTTTTGCATTCCACGTTGCCGCAGATGCAATGTAAGCGTCAGCCAAGTCAGTAGTCAAATGTAGTTCATCCAACTGAGTAACGCCACCTGTTACGCTCATTGCGTTACCGCTGCCACTTGTCTTGTTAACAGTCAATGCTTCACCTGCGCCACCCTTAGTAATTGAAGCAGCAACACCGCTGCCGCTTGAATGGTTGATGACTAAATCTTTCGCGCTTAACGTGTGCGTTCCTAAATCAACGTTTTGCGTCGCTCCTGTGTAAGGAACGAAGCCGCTTGTATCTGGAAGGTCTTGCGCTGTGATGAATGGATTAACACCGTCCTCTCCGTCGTTCGTTAGGTCGCTCGTTGCTGTTGGTATGGTTGGCTTGTTTAATATCTCAGCTACTCCGCTTGTCGCGTTCCAGTCTGAATTTACTTGTGCGTTAGGAATCGTTGGCTTGTTATCTAAATCGTCGTAGTCATTCGAGAAACCAACCGCGCTAATGTCGGCGGTGTTTGCCTTCAAAAGAATTTCTTCTTCTAACGCGTCAATGGCTGCTTCGATGTCAATAATCGTCTGACAATCTCCAATCGTTTCGCACGTCAACCCGATGTTGTCCGTTGTCAAGTACCAACCGCGCACCCCTGCTCCATTCGTTCCGTAGTAGTAGTTCGGTGAAGGGTTTGCCTCGTCGTTGACAAGACTAACGTTTCCGTTCTCGTCGCGTGTGATACTATCAATGAAGGTCAAGATTGATCCTGTGCCACCGCTTCCACTTTCGAAAAAGTCGTTCCACTCCGCAGGAATTGAACACGCGTCCCAATAGTAAGGAACAAGAAGGTCAAGACTAATCGTCCAACCAGTTAGCGTGTGCTGAAATTCTTCGAGGAATGGTTCGAGACTTACGTTCTGCACCGTGATTAAGTCACCGAATAAAACGCGGTGGTTCGTTATCTCGGCAACCAAGTCTTCAGCAATTCTTTGAAGGTCGCTTAATACTTCGCGTTGGTATTCACTCTTTTCTTCTTTGTCACGCGGCATATCGGCAAGGACAATCTGAAAACTGAACGTCTTCATACCTTTCGCGTAAGTAACGTTCGAAGGCACGACGTGCATAAATGGGTATTCGCCAAACTTTTCAAGGTCTGACACCTCAATCTGTCCGTGAGAGAATCTCTTTAATATAAAGTGTCCCGACGCAAATGCGTGGAATCTATCTATGAGCGCGTTGTAGCTTTGTACGTTCGACATAATTGTAGTCTATTAGGTAAGTCATATATGTAAATATCTCCCAAGCACTTTTTTCCGTAATTGCGTCAAGTTTTGTTATATCGCGCCCACACGCTTCCATAAACAAGTGGTACCAACCATAGCGACCAAGCACTTGGTTTAGGTTGTCTCTGTCTTCAATTGCTCCGTCAGTTCCTGCGTCAACTTCTTGACTTCCTTCTCCAAATAGTCGAGCGAAGTGTTGTTTAGTTCGTTGAGCAAAGTCGAAAAAAAAAGCATCGCACCATTGAATTGTTCGAGCGTCATCTGCTCAACGTACCCTTCAACGAGTTCTCTATTTTGTTTGCTGTGTGGAACGATTGTGTACTTCGAACCAACGCGTTTGTCGATAGGACGGTAAAGCGTTCCCATTATCTTCACCATATTCGCGCTGACGTCGGAAGCCCACGTTGAGATGTCCGCGTACTCACCCATTGAGATAGAGTAAAGGTCTGGAATGAAACCGAAGTCTTTGTCCTTGATAGTTATCGTTTCAAAGAACTTTGCTGATTCGTTAGCGAGTGTGTCTTCGAATGCTGCGAGTAATGTCGGCAAGTGTTGAAAAGGAATCTGCTCCGCCTGTTCTTTCAGTAGGTTACTTATTGAAACCAACTTGTCGATGTCGCTCTTTGCGTTGTGGTAGTCAACGTATTGCTTGACGCTAACGCTTGAATAGTCAGCTGGTATGCTTACTTTTATGCTCATATATCCGTATTTATTCGTTTAAGATCCGCAATAAAGACACCCTTCGTCATCGTCGTCGATTGTGTTCGCTTCGTTGTATATGCGTATCGCTTCCATTTCAACCTGTTCCTTCGTCCACTCTGGGTGGAACGCTGATATTTGAGATTTAAGAAAGTTCAATTTGTTGTCGCTCATTATAGTTTGTCGTTTATGATTATTTGAATTGGAGCGTCGTTCACACCTGCAATTTCATTTCGCTCAACGTACCCTCGTTTCTTTCCTCGTGTCTTCAAATAGAAAATTGTTGCGCTTGTGTTGGGTGCGTCTTGAATACGAATTACTTCACCATCTGGTGTTGACACCTCGCGGTGCGCTCCCTTAATCAATTCGAACAACTGACTTTCTGCGAAGTCAACAGCAAGGTCGGTCAATGATTCAACCTGCACACGATAGGCTTCGTCTTCTTGCAACCAACGATAGTGTGTGCGTCTATCTATTCCCACAACTTCACACGCTGACGTTACCACTCCCAAAGTACTTTCCAATGCTTTTAGCATAGCGTTCTTTTTTAGTGTAGCGTTTTGCGACTTTCCTTTGCTTTCTTCCTTGCTCATAATTTATAAATATAAGAACTACCCTAATTTTCCTTTGTAGTGGTTAATAAGTTGCTCCATTTTGCTATCGTAGTATTTCGAGAACGTCTTGAACCCGTCGTTGTCTTGTTCGAATAGTCTGAATAGAACACCACGCAAACGTTGTGAAGGCTTCTTTAACGTATCTTCTAACTCACTCTTAAGACTTTCTACTGCATCCAGTTCTTCGCGTTTGAAGTCTTCATCTTTGAAGGCAAGATAACCAAACTGATTAGCTATTGTAAATAGTTCTGACGCTTGTGAAGGACTTAACTCATTTGTTCCAAAGGTTAGTTTGAGTGTCTTGTCTTTCCTTGTTCCTACACTTTCAAGTTGTGCTGCTATAATTATCATTGTTACTTCTTAAATTCTTAAAACACTCACTATACTAATTACTCTAGAGAATAGATCTTGAGCTAAAGTGAGAGATAGAAATATCCAAGCACACTAATTTCTTAATGTGTTGGACGCTCACTTTTGCGATTTAATCACTCTGTCGAATGAGTCTCTCGCTGTCGTGTCCTAACGTGAACAGCAATGTCCGTTAGTCTGGAATCTATCTTTCGAAGAATTGCCTCTCCGTGTGTCGTATGGCTTATTCCTTTGTCATACCATTGGGCTTTAACACAATCCCACAGTTGCCCTTGTTCGTCTTTTATCCTGCCGTTCAATACTCCCGACGATAAAAAATATACCCCCAATTGTTTCTAGCCGCCAAGCAAAAACAAAAGGGGGTAATAAGTTATTACTTGGCTCTACAAATATACGTTTGTATTTCCAAAAGTTGCCTTATAAGTTATTCACCTATTTCAACAACCACGTCCTTCATCGACTCCAAAAACATATTTATGTCTTTCTTAACACAAGGACTGCACGTTGAACGCTCATTGAACGCTCCTGTAGCTTTATCCTTAAACGAATAGAACTTCATCAAGTCTTTATCCTCTAAACGTCCTTGAGCTTTCATATCGAGCAAGAAACGCTTGAACTCTATTTGTTCTTCCATTGAAAGAACACCGTCCCACTTTGACGCTGGGCAAGATGCGAAGGCGAGTTTTGCTTTGATAGGCATAACACACCCACAAAGTTTGATTGACTTCTTTCGGAATAGGACTTCGGTTTCTACTTCGTCGCCCACGATCAATGGACCGCAGCTTTGAGTTGATGCTTCGAAGAATTTACAACTGCGACATATTTCTAACCTGCGCTTGTACTCATTACTTTTTGCGAATAACATTTGCTCTTATTTTTTGTTTGATATTGTCTATTGTTCTGTAAAGGAATGGCATTGGTATTCCCGTTTGTTTGGATAGTTCTCGATAGGTAAAACCTTCGAAGATATATTCTTGAAATATAAGACGTTCAAATTCGCTCAATCGACTAATTAGAATATCCAATTGTTCGTTGGTCATTCGTGCGCCTAACCAAGTTTTGTCAACCTCGTGCGCGTACTCTTTGAAGTCTCTGCGGTTTCTGTTCCAGGCTATCGTTTGTTTGTAAAATGGAGAGGTAGGTGAGTTAACCGCCAGATACATTACACGAATAAGATAGAACTCAAAGTCGCCTGTGTCAATTAAGTTTTCAATGTGCTTTGAACCAAACATAGATAGCAAAGAATCGTGAAGTAAGTCTTCATAGTAGTTTTCACCTCGCGAAATGTTCTTCGCAAGTTCTTTGAACTTTTTGTAATGTCCTTCTATGTATTGGTCAAGTGTCACTCATTAAAGTATTCGTCGATAACTTTGATTGCTTCTTCGCTACCTTTACAAATATAAGAACAATACCCTCTGTTTCGTAATTGTTCCTGCCAACGTTTCTGCTCTGGCGAAGCAACACCCCCCTTTTCTTTCTTCATTTCAATAGCAAGACCATAGAACGCTCCGCGTGGTTCGTAAATAAACAAGTCGGGAAAGCCTTTGACGTAACCCGTGCGCTTCATCTTAACCGCTTGCAAGTAACTTGTTCGCATACCACCCGCAGAAGCGCAATAAAGAGCGTCGGGATATGCTAAACGAAGGTACTTAATTACAATTTCTTGTTGGTTCGATTCAGATTCGGGCGTTGTTTTACGCTTCACACTACTTTTTTTGTAAGTTTTTTTATAAGTTTTTACGTTCATTTACAATAAGTTAAGCATTTTTATGAAAAATAATTCATTTTTTTCTTGCGTATGTCAAAAGTTTAGCATATATTTGTAAAACAATTGAGAACAATAACAAAGATAAACAAAATGAACGCAACGAAAACAAGATTCATCTTTAAGGTTGAAGCAGCTGAGAAGATTCAAGTAGGTTCGCAGATTGAAAGTGGCGACACAATCATCAGTCAGAACTGTAACACTTTAACACAAGCCAAGAAGTTAGGCGAGAAGTTGTTGAAGAATAACAATGTGTACAGCGTATGGATACACCAATTCGAATTAGACGAACAAGGTGATCCAGTATACCAATGGCGCAAATATCAAAACGAAAGTTGGACCGGTACGAGTGGCTGGTAATAAATTGAAACAACTAAACTCAAATAATCAAATGAAAAAAACATTACTCTTTATTGCGATGTTATTCGCAGGAATGTTAATCGCAGGAACGATTGACGAATCAACAAGACAATTAGAACAACAACCAAACACAACAAACAAATGAAAGTAGAACTAATTCAAAAGACGACGTTGACAGATATGTACTACGTCTTAAAGGTTAACGGAGAGTTTCATATGTCGTACAACGTTTACGACGAAGCTGTTGCAGCTTATGACCGAATCAAGTCAGCAACACCACGCGAAGAAATAATACTATCAAAAGAAATCTAAAACCCACAAATCAAATGAACAATGAAAACAATTACTACAAAGCACCTTTCCTTTTTATGGAAGACATCGTTCAACTTAAAGAAGCTATTATCGTCGCCCAAAATCATTATGGTGATCAGAGAAATGGAACACTGGATTGGGATGCCTATTGTCAAAAGAGAATTGACCAACTTGAACGAGTATTGTACAAAATCGATTCAGAGAATTACAAAGAACTACCAGAGCCAAACCAAGAAATCTAACTTTATTTGTGTTTATTCGTCAGCGTCAGCATACAACCTAACGCACAACGAGATAGCAGCGAACATCGAGAAATATCAAAAAATTTCAGAAGCGCGTTGGAACGATCAACTAATTGAATACATTTGCAACAACTAAAATCAAATCACAATGTACAATCCTAAAATCACTTACCACTTTTCAATGGACGACGTTAAGCGTCTGAATGAAGAAATCAAAGTAATCGCACAGAACTTCGAACAAGACAACGGTTGGTTTCAAGAAAACGAAGGTCGCCAGTTCGTTGACGAAAACAACAACACATTTGAAATCGATATTCTTGGACGCTTCTTCCGCGCTGACGAACCGAACTTCGACCTTCATTACATAAGACTAAAGAAGGACGGAATAATCTTCGAGTTCGACTACCGAATCTTTCAAGACCATATATAAATGGGTTATCACAAGCGAATAAGCGAGGAAGAACAAATGTCGCAGAACGAATGGTTCTGGCAGAACGAAGAAGCAAAACTCGCAAACAAATTTGAATCTTATATAAACAACCAAATAAATAACAACACAATGAGCATCATTGCACAACAAACAAACAACGGAAGCGGAGGACAGACAGTCCCTGCAGGTACACACGTAGCACGTTGCTACCAAATCATTCACATCGGCACAATCGTCGACACCTATCAAGGCGAAGAAAAGTTAGTGAACAAGGTTCGTCTGGTATTCGAACTACCTCTCGAAACTGCTGACTTCGGCAAAGGTGAACAACCATTCTCAATCGGTCGTGACTTCACATTGTCTATGCACGAAAAGAGTGGCTTACGCGCCTTCGTTCAATCTTGGTTAGGAAAGGCAATGAGCGATTCTGAAGCATCTAAATTTGACATCGGTACTTTGTTAGGCAAAGAAGCAATGGTGAGCGTAATGCACCGCACAGCGAACACAGGACGTACTTATGCAGACTTGAAGGGAGCATCACCACTTGCAAAAGGAATGACTTGCCCACCACAAGTTAACGCAGCGTTCTTATTGGACTACGACAGCGAAGACTTCGACTTGCGTTTTAAGATGCTACCAGAGTGGCTTCAAAACAAAGTGAGTTCTTCGGCTGAGTTTAGCAAACGCTTAGATCGTGCAGCCGACCAAATGAACAACGCGAAGGCAATGTTGGAACAAAGCGGTTTAGTTAAGCCAACTGAAAACGAAGACGACCTTCCATTCTAAATTAATAAGATGTTATAAAAGGGTGTTATCTCATACATAATGCCCTTTTATGACACTTAAAGAATCAAAATCAATACAATGAAAAAATTAGTATCACTTGAAAACCGCGTTGAGAAACTACTCAAAAAATACAAGACGCTCCGCAACAACAACAAAGCACTTTGTGTGAAAGTTTGGGAACAACAGTTCGAAGAAAGAAAAGACATCACAAGTAATTTCTTTGCGATGTACGAAAGTGGAAAGTATGTTAGCGCTGACAACATCACACGCATTGCGCGATTAGTTAAGGAACACAATCCAGAGTTACGCGGAACGAACCACGTTGTAAATAAGAAGAAAGAGCAGTTGATTAAACCACTATTAAAATCAAAACAATAAAAAAATAAAACAATGTTGCAAGGAGACATTACGGACTGTCAAAAACACATCAATTATTTTATTTACGATAATCCAAATGCTAAATTTGGTAGTGAACCAAATGAAGTTTTAAATTTAAACAATATGGAACACAAACAAACTGCGGTTGACTGGTTGGAACAAGCGTATTGGGATAACAAGGGAACTCTTTCACAAAAACATTTTGAACAAGCCAAGCAAATGGAGAAGGAGCAGATTACGGATTCTTACATTGAAGGTCATAGCATATATGGTGAGTCTACAAATGCAGAACAATACTACAACGAAACTTACGGAGGTCAAGATGAATAAAGCAATCTATAAAACGCCATTCGGACGACTTGTCAAGATGAACTTCAAGACAATGAATAACTTCAAGAACGTTCTTCGAATCAGCGACCCGACAGCACGACTTTACGTCGCACACCCAGAGCGAATGAGAATCAAAGACTTCAACAACATTTGTCTTCATACGGGATTGTCACGGGAAGAAGTATTCAGCACATTTACACCAACCATTTTAATAAACGAAGAAAATGACTAACGAACAAATTAGACAGCAAATAGTAGATATGATTCCATTTGCACACATGGAACGATTCGAAACGCTTTGGTTGATGCTTACCCCGAAATACGAGCGTCTATCTACCGAGCAAATCAAACAACAGCAAGAACTTGAAAACGAGCGTGAGATATTCTGGAGCGCACTCGAAGACGTTGTGTGTAGCGTTGTGGGTATTCAGTCTCAAATGCTTTACACCCCAACAAGAAGACGCGAGATAGTGACAGCACGACAAATCATTTTCTTCATCATTCGCCCTTGCTACCTTCAAAGCTACGAATCAATCGGGAAGCACTACGGCAAAGACCACGCGACAGTAATGCACGGAGTGAAACAAGCAAGTTGGCAAATTGAAGTTGACAAGAACTACGCAGCTAACGTTGAAAGAATCTGTTACTTGTTAAATGATATCGGTTATGCTAAACCAATGAAATTTTTTACTAAGTTTGTCGAGCATTTAGAACATCAAAAAGAAATTAAGTTGAAGAAATTAATGCGAAAGAAATGAAATGGACGAACACGCTTTACACGTTTACGAATTAACTCAAATTATAATAAACCAAAAATCAAAAACTATGAAATCAGAATTAATCTTTTGTCCGAACTGCGAAAGCAAAGAACTCGGAGAACGCGTTGACGAAGTATTGCGCGACCAACAACTCGAAGACTGGGACACCGCTTATGAACACGTCGACGACGAAGGTGAAATAAAAGTATGTTTCGATTGTCAGGAATGGGACGACGCAGACGACGATGCGAAAGGTGAAGGTTGGGACTAAATAAATGGAAACAATAGGTTATGCTTTATTATGTATGCTAATGTGCATACCCATACTATTTCTAATCTACATTGGGGTATGGATGCCTAAAGACAAAATGAAAGGTCATGCCGGTAGAGGTAAATGTAAATGTTCCTCTTCTCCTTT